CAAGCCACCACCTACGCCCGCCAGAATCGCGGCAAAGAGACTCCGAATCTTTACGCCGAAAGCGGTACCACCAAGCTGACCAAGGAGCGCGCCTACGCCTCAATGCTCGAAGAGCACCCCGAAGTTTACGGCGCATTCGTGGCACAGCACAACGCGAAGGGCCTGATCGCCACGCTCGAGCGGGCAGGCGTTCGCCTTGCTCGTTAAAGCGAAAGGAGACCAACAGACATGGCATTCGAACAGACATTACGCACGGTAGGCCTTCCGGCGGCGGCCGACCTCACGAGTGGCGGGACGGTGAATCCGCAGTTCTACTTCGTGACCGTCAACTCGTCCGGACAGATCAACTTCACGGGCGCTGGCGCCGTCGCCGATGGCGTGGTCCAGGACAAGCCCAACGCACAGGGAGTCGAGGCCGAGGTTGCGATGCTCGGCATCACCAAGCTGGTGACCGGCGCGGCGGTTACTGCCGGCGACCCGCTCATGGCCAACGCCAGCGGCCAGGCGATTACGGCGACCACTGGCAATTTCGTGCGGGCGCGCGCGCTGGCTTCCTCGGCGGGGGCCGGCGTGATCATCCCCGCGCTGCTTCTCGGCCCGTACAAGATGTAGCGATTCACAAACAAGGAGAAATCAGAAATGCCTCAGCCAACACTACAAGACGTTCACGTCAATCGGCCGCTGACGAACATCTCCGTGGCCTACCTTCAGGAGGCCGCCGGCGTGGAGTTCGTCGCTGACAAAGCCTTCCCGGCGGTCCCCGTCGAGAACAAAAGCGACCTCTACTACACCTACGCGCGGGCCGACTTCAACCGCGACGAGATGCAGAAGCGCGCGCTTGCCACCGAATCCGCCGGCACGGGCTACAACGTGAATTCCACCGGCACATACAACTGCGACGTGTGGTCGCTGCACAAGGATGTGGATGACCAGATCCGCTCCAACAGTGACTCGCCGCTCGCACCCGACCGCGACGCCACGATCTTCCTCACCCAGAAGGCCCTGATCCGGCGCGAGAACCAGTGGGTCTCGAAGTTCTTCGGCACCGGCATCTGGACCAACAACGTCAGCGGCCAGGCGACCGCGGACTCTACGCACGTCATCTATTGGGACTCCGCGAACTATCCGAACGGCAACCCCATCACCGACATTCGCCATGCGAAGACTCAGATGCGGCTGTCGAGCGGCGGCTTCGCACCCAACATCTTCGTGGTCAGCCGTCCCGTGTTCGACAAGCTCGTGGATCATCCCGACTTCATCGATCGCACCAAGTACGGCCAGACCGCGCCGAACCCGGCTGTGGCCACTCGTCAGATCATGGCCGAGATTCTCGAACTGGAGGATGTCCTGGTGATCGACGCCGTCTACAACACGGCGGCGGAAGGCGCGACCGAATCCAACGCCTTCATCGGCGGCCTGAGCGCGGCGCTGTTTTACCGCCCGAAGAACGCCGGCCTCTTGACGCCCAGCGCCGGTTACGTGTTCAACTGGACGGGCCTGATCGGAACCACCGGCGGCGCCGGCGTCCGCATCAAGACGTTCCGCATGGAGCACCTGGCTTCCGATCGCGTGGAGATCGACTCGGCGTTCGATATGCGCCTGGTTTCCCCGGACCTGGGCTTCTACTTCAATAACGTGATCTCGGCGGTGTAGCCATGATGCTTCGTCGTGAATCGTGGGCGCGACTCACCAGGGGCGGGGTTCCGCTTCTGTACGTCCTGCGCCCCTTGCAAGGCTTTACGCCGCCTGACATCGGCGCTGAGTATCCCCCTCCGGATGCCACAAACAAAGTCCAGTTGACCCGCACCCGGCAACTCTACGAGCAGCGCCGGATCGGGACTCAACCCGAAGCGGAGCGGGCGCTCTCCAGGCTTCCCAAACAGGACCCGGCCAAGCCGGGAAAGGAACGCGCGCACAGGCGTCAGTCCGTTGTGCGCGATTAAGGAGATGACACATGGCAGTCAAAGTGGAAAAAACGCCCGTTAACGCACCGGAGTTTCAGAGCGCGGGTCCGCAGGCAAACTTCAAGGGCACCTATCCCTCGAAGCAGAAGCAGTTCCTGTCGGCGGTGCAAACCGGTACGGGCGCACAGCAGAGCATTGCGCACGGGTTGGGTGCGGCGCCTGCGGGCGTGCTGGTGTCCTGCGCCGACAACAGCGGGAGTTCCAACGTCTTCACCGTGACCGAGGGAACGCACACCGCGACCAACGTGCTTGTGACGGTGACCACGGGCGCCAAATTCAAGGTCCTGGCCTGGCTCTGATTCCGATGAAAGCAAACTCGTTCGGTAATATTCCGGTCCCGACGCCTGGCACGCCCGTTCCCGTCACCAGCGATCCGAATCTGCGCGTGGAGCGGATGCGCTTCGCCGCGGTGATCGGTCAGACGGGGCGCGTGTTTCTCGGCGTGTCGGGCATGAACAAAGCGAACGGTACTGGTGTGGTCAAGGAGTTCTGGCCCACTGGTGCTGGTGGCGGCGTCGCGGATGCTTACGAGATCTGGGCGGAAGACTCCAGGCATTTGCTGGTGCCATCGGATTACTACATCGATGCCAACAACGCGGGCGAGGGACTGATCGTCGCCTATTGGACGTGAGATGCCGAACTGGCCCAATATTGAAGCGCTCGTGGACGGCGTCGTGTTGCAGACATTCGGCGAGCCGGTGGTGTATCAGCCGGTGCAGGCAGGCGCGGCGCAGGGGAGTCCGTTCACGGTAACCGCCGTTCGCCACCTCCGCGTGCGCGAGGAATCGGGCGCGATGGCGAACTTCGAGGAGATCTCGGTCAATCCCTCCGACTTCTCGAATCCGCCGGCAAAGGGCGATTGGGTGACCGCCTGGGGCACACAGTACGTGGTGACGACGGTGCGCCAGCCCGACGCCTACGGCATGCTCAACCTGGCACTTCTTCAGCGGTCGTGATCAATCCGAAAACAATACTTGGCGAGTGGGTGACCGCGCTCCAGTCCTGCCCGGACCTGGTCACCGCGATCGGCGGCAACGGCAGCAACATCCGCGCGTTCATGGAAGGGCTGGCCACGGACAACAATCTGCGGCTGGCGATTTTGCAAATGCCGCCCGGCTCGGTTCTGGTCGCGTGGAACGGCACCACGCCGCGGCGTCTCACGGGCGGATCACTGCATTTCGCGCATCGCTTCTCGATCTACCTGCGGGCGCCCGAGCAGGATTCCACCGCCACGTATGCCGATTTGTTCTGGCTGCTGGTGAGCGCAGTACCAACCGGTGCGCCATCGTGGGAATCGCTGCTGCATTTCCAGATTGATCCCGATTGCTACCCGATGGACATGGATCTTCCCTCCGCGCAGCGAAACACGGTTGTGGTGAGCGCGGACGGAGCAACGCTCGATTACTTCGAAGTTCAAGCAACGCTGGTGGAGCAAGGCAACCCCGGCGGGGAATGAGGAGAGCTTATGGATTGGATTTTCATGCAATCGCCCGAGGGCGAAGTGAAGGAAGTTGAGGCGACAGCGGCCGCGCTTACGCCACTCATGGTCGCCGGGTGGCGTCAGGTTCCCGCGCCGGCGGCCACGGGCCCAAAACCGGCAACTCCGGTTGAGGAGAAAAAGTAGCCATGGCAAACATCAACGAATTGATGGAAGGCTGGGGGTTTGGCAAGCAAACTGCCATAGGGACGGCGAATTCGTCCGCCGCCATCTGGCGTCACACGAATCTCAATACCAAGCCGTGGGCGAAGGTCCCGATGAACGAGGATGATCGGGCGGAAATCGGCAAGGGCCACGAGTTCCCCACGCAGCTTTTCAAGTCGCATTACAACATGCCGACTTTCGAGATCTCCAAGTACGCGTCATCGGAGGTTCTCGCGTGGGCAATGTCCTTCGCTCTCGGCAACGTTGCTGTTAGCGGGAGCGGTCCATACACGTACACCATCGTTCCGGCCTTGGGTTCGACGAACCCGACCGGCCTCGAGTTGCCCTACTTCTCCTTCGTTCAGCAGATCCGGCCCGGCGGCTCCGCGGTGCTGGACGAAATGCTCGTGGGATGCGCTGTCAAGTCCTGGAAGCTGTCGATCAAAAACTCACCAGGCCGTGCGAGCGCCATGTGTTCGGTAGAGTGCGTGACCACGGGCCAGTACACCTCGCCCAGCGGCATCACGCTTCCCTCCGTGTACTCGCCGCACGAGTTCAATGCCGGCATGATCAGCGCCCTGACCTTCAACGGCATCAACTACCTGTCCGGCGGTAGCGCCAAGCAGTTCGTTTCGATGGACGCCTCCTGGGAGAACAACTTCCGGCCCGGCTTCTTCCCTGGATCGGGCGCACAGGACGGCTATCAGATCCAGGGACGTTTCGAGTGGGGCGACCGGGTTTTCGCGGTGCAATTTGTGGTGCGCGTCCAGGCCGGTTCGACCGAGTACTCGAACCTGATCAACTTGACCACCGGGACCGCGACGTTCACCGTGACCCGCGACGCAAATAATTCCTTCACGATGCTGGTCCAGAAGATGGGCTTCAACGTCGCCGAACTGGGAAACACGGATGGCATCGTGACGCTTCAGATCACCGGCGTTCAACTCTACGACGCCACAAACGGCCTGGTGACGATGACGATCACCACCCCGCAAACCGGTATCTGCCAATAGGAGGATTCATGTTTGACGCGAGTAAGCCGTTCGTAGTGCCGATCTTATCGGGCGGCGAGAAGAGCTGCGAGGTGCGGTTCCCTTCGGACGAGGAGTGGTGCGCCTGGGCACGTGCGCAACGCACCGTGCGGCATTTTCTCGGACGCGGAAAATCGCAGAGCGAAGATGTGGACCTGCCGAAGATCAACGCGGAACTGTTCGCTAAGATCCGCACCGATCAGGACGGTCCCGAGTTCGACGATGCCGAGGCCGGCATGGTGATCGGCCGCATTGAGCGGTGTTCCGTGGCCAGTGTCGAGCGCGAAGGGATCAATTACCGGATCGAGATGAAGGTTCCTGGCACGCGCGTGGTTCACGTGTTGCGAATGCCGACCGCGAAGGAGATGCAGGACCACGAGCGGGCCTCAACGAGCGTTGTAGCCGCGCGGCGGTCCGTCGAGACGCGAGCGTTCCTGGAACCGAGCGGCGCGCTTTACGACAAGCTGCACATTTCGCACGACGGCTACGCCGGCGCCGTGCCTATCGTCCACAAGTCGGCCGCTGTGTCCGAGGTGATAGCGCAACTGGCCATCGAGGCCGACGAAGACCCGGAATAGCCGCGCCCGGTGACTGGCCGGATGAGCCGGGCGTTCGATTCCTGATCCGGTCGGTGCTCCACCAGGGCGGGCTGTGCGGAACTGAGGAAGATTGCCCAGACCGCGTCTTCCGCTGCCGCCGGTGCGGATATTCCGCGCAGTCCGAATTGGATGGCTGCCCCGCCTGCAGGGCGGATTGGAAGGCCATTGACGTCAGCCACGGGCCGGGCTGTCCCCAAAATCTGCTGGAAGAGGCGATGGATACGCCAAACGGCGCTCTCGTCCGGCGGTGCTTCCGCATTCTCAACGCGAAGAGCATCGGGCTCACCATCACGCTGGCCGACATCACCGAGGAGGAGTTCCGGGTGCTGGAACTGATTGAAGCGGAGCGCCAGGAGCAGTTAAAGAACGGGTATGGCGGTGCTCAGGACCGTCGGTAGCGGGTCAACTATCGGTTTGGGGACTATACGCCCAGTTGGATGGCCGGACCCCAGTGGGGTTTTTTGAGAGTAATCCCCAAGCAACTTGAAGGAAGCCACGCTTGCAAGGAAGGAGGAGCGGCTGGCAGAGGCTCGTCGGCAGCCTTCGCGAACGCGAACTTTAAGGTACATTCCTCCTCGGCGTCTTCGCCTTGAGTTTAGGATGCGTGTCGCCGTTCACCAGGATTGCTTTCCACGTCGCCGCCTTGATCCGCTTCATTTCGCTCTGCAACTGGCTTTTCAGGATGAAAGGCTTCGCCTGATACATCACGGCGTAAAAGCGGGTCCAGTCCTTCGATCCCTTGTAGCCGCCGACGTCCTCGACGATGCCGGTAAAACGCGTGACCGCCTCCTGTTTCGTATGCGCGAGCTTGAACTCGATTGCGGCGCCCACGCTGGCGATCCCACAGTCCGGCACGAAGTTCTTGATCGTCCCGCCGATTGGCGGATTCTTGCGGAAATCGGGGAAACACACCTCCAGGTAATCGTGCATGACCTCTTGCAGATCCATCTCTTTCGTTAACGCCTTCTGCCGGCGGTGGACTAGCCCCGGCGCGTCGTTGAGCATCGCCTCAAGTCGGGCCAGCGTCCACGATTGCTCGCTTGTGATCTCCTCGCTGATCGTCATGCGCAGCGAACGCACAAGCCGCTCGAGATACGTGAATGCTGGACTCTCACAGTTCTGGAGCTCCTCGTTGTCATCCGTGTATCGCAAGCCGTCCTTATTGTTCTTGAACTCCTTCCACGCGATGATCAGATCCTCACGCGCCTGTGGCATCCCCGCAGCTTCAAGTACCACCAGTAGGCTATCGTGCACCTGCTCCAAATAATCCGCCATCGCCCACCTGGGGTATTCGAAAGTGCCGCCCTCATCATCGCCGTATCCGGGGTCGCCGAAGACTTCTCGCTCAACCTGCCACAATGCCTGCTTGGCCGTGCGTAACAGTATCTCAAGACCACCGACCGCGCTACGAATTACCGCATTGTCCATGTCCGCTCCAAAGGACAATTATAGTTTTCGCGAAGCGCCTTCGTGAAATGCGCCTGAGTACTCCCAATTACTCCCGCGAAGCGGCCTGCAACCGGGAAGCCCGATCATGCCACTCGGCCGTAACACGCACATATCGAAGACTGATCAGCCCAGCGAGTCTATCGCGCAACTGCTGCGCGGCGTCCTCCCCAAGGTGTCATGGCCAGATTCCAAACCGTCATTAAGAGCGCCCGCTTCGTCTATTCGCCCTACACCGCGCTCGAGATGCAGGGCTTCGCGCAGGTGCTGGCCGATTCGATCCGTGCGCGCATCCAGAGTGGACAGAACATCTACGACCTGGCGGCCGCACCGCTGAAGCCCGGACTGCCGGGCCGGCGTGGTTACCCAGACTACAAGGCCGCGCGCGGACTGCAGCCCATCCGCGATTGGACCTGGAGCGGCCACACACTGCGCTGCCTGAAAGTCCTCACCGCAAGCGAGAATCGTGCCGCGATCGGGTTTCTCGACGAAGCTCTTCCGGGCCGACGGCAAACGGCTTCGCAGATTGCCGCTTTCAATAACCGGCGCGAGGCCCAGTGGGGTGTCTCGCCGCGTGACCGCCAGGCGGTTCTCGCCGCGTTCCAGGCGCGTCCCTTCGTGATGCTCAAGGCGGCTTAAAATGGCAGACCAAGCAGAGCGCGTAATCCTCGAAGCCGAGGACCAGGTCACGCCAGTAGTGGAGAAGGCCAACGCCGGCCTGGACAGCTTCGAGAAGAAAGCGGAATCGTCGCATGGCAAGGTGATCCGGATTTCGGATCAGACGCGATCCAGCGTCCAGCGCCTGATTGCCTCCCTCGAAAAGCAGGCCGAGACGTATGGCAAATCCGGTGTCGAACGGCTGATCACCCAGCGGGATCAACTGTTACAACGGTACAACCGCGAGCCACAGGCCATCGACGCGATCACCCGGTCCTACGAAAAGATGATCGCAATGGAGGAGAAGGCCGCGCGGGAAGCTCTCGCCGTCAAGGCAGCCAAGGAAGCCGAAGAAGCCCTGCGGAAGCAGGCCGAAGCAATCAAAGGATTCGGGGAGCGTGTCAGCCAGTTCATGGAGAACCCGCTTCAGGGAGCGAAGGGCGCTGTCTCGTCGGTGCTTACGGCTCTCGGCCCCTTTGGTATCGCGGTCGCGACCGGCGCGGCCGTTCTAGGCACCATTGCCGTGTCCGCCTTCGAAGCCGCGAAGAGTCTCGGCGAGTACGGCACCCGGGTCAAGGATGCGGAACTGCGCACCGGTTTGACTGCGAAAGAAGTCGGGCAGTTCGGCTTCGCGGCGCGCGCGGTCGGCCAGGACATCTCGATCGTCGAGCGCCTCATGCGCGGGCTGTCCCAGGCGGCGAACGACAACTCCAACGAAGGCGAAAAAGCGCGGGCCACGTTGCGCGCGATGGGCATCGACTTCCATACCGCCGCCGGCGAGATGAAACCGACCTCCGAGATCCTGGTGGAGATCTCCGAGGGTCTGAACAAACTCCCGGAAGGATTTCAGCGGGACGCCGCCGCCATGGACCTATTCAAAAAGGTTGGCGTCGAGGCGATTCCGTTCATGACGGAACTCAACGAGAATCTGCGCGTCGCCCACGAGCAAGGCTTCGGCCCGACCGAGGAGGACATCCGCCGCTTTTCCGAATACCAGCGCGAAGTGACCGTGCTCGAAACCAAGTGGGACTCGCTGGTCCGCAAGTTCAAGGAAGGGTTGGTCGTCACTGTGACCTGGGTCGGCAAGGGTGTCGACTGGTTCCTCAACAACATCGGCACCGTAGGAGACGATGAACGGGAGCGCCGCGAAGAGGAACAGGCGATGCAGGAGGCCGCGCAGATCAAGGCTGCGGGCGGTTACGGTGCGAGCGTCTCGATTAGCGCCCATCGCCGGGAAGTGGCCGACCTGGAGCGGCGGGCGCCCGAGATCATGAAGAACCGCGATGCCACCTTGAAGCGCATCGAGGATTTGCGGGCACAGCAGCAAGGGCTAGTCGGCGATTTCGGCATTCTGCAGGCGATCGCTCCCACGCGCGACGAAGAGGAACGAGCGAAGCGCGCGAGCGACATCCAAGGCCAGATCCAGCAGTTGCAAAAGATGCTGGAGGATGCCGAGGCAGTCACCAAGCGCAAGGATCTCCAAGCCGGCAAGGAGGAGACGGAGCGGATTCGCGCCCGCTTGTTCGGCACGCACGAGGGCATGGAGAAGGCATACGCCGACGCCAAAAAGGACGTCGAGCGGCTCCAGAAACAACTGCTCGAACCGGACAAGCCGTTGACGAAGGCGCAGGCCCAGGATCTAGGCGAACAACTCCGGACTGCCGAAGCTACCGAGGCGCGCCGCAAGGCCGCACTGGATGCGGTCGCAAAGGGCGCGGAGCAGCTTAAGGAATTCCGCCGCCAGGCGGCCGAGTTCGAGAAGAAGGGCGATGAAGCCGAGCTCGACGCGACTGGCAAAATTTACTATCAGCGCGATCAGCTTCTGAAGCAGGCCGAGAAAGTAAAGGCGTCGGAAACGGAGATCGCCGCGATCCGCAAGGGAGCGGACGAGCAGGCAGCCGTCCTGTCGAAGAAGGCATGGGAGGAGTTTGAGAAGTACGCCGAGAAGGAAGCGGCCGAGCGGCGCAAGAAGATGATGGCGCTCATGATGCCGAGCAAAGAGCAGATGAAGGAGTGGGAGGAATGCTTCGCCGCGCAGGAAAAGATCGCTGACATCGGGGTCCAGGCGCAGCGCGATGAATTGCGGCGGCGCGCGGCGCGGGCGGCACGCATGGCCGAATTGGCCGGCGGGAGCGACGAGGAAGTGGCGCAGCAGGCTTACGAGACCCGCCTCAAGCTGGCCGTGCAGTTGGCAAACATTGAAGCGGAACGCATCGCGAAAGAAGAGAACGCGGCGAAGCGCGCGGTGATGGCCGCGCAGGCGCAGAAGGATCTCTACACGGAACTCGCCCAGGCGAAGGACCAGTTCGACGAAAAGCAGGCGCAGCTCCAGCAGAAACGCGAGCAGGAGTTGCAATCGCAGATTGACGGTCTGCAGAAGCAGGCCGAGAAACTGATCGACGTTCTGTTCACCAAGCCGGCGAACTTTGGCAAGGACCTGGTGAAGACGATCCACTCCGCGGTGCTCAAGCCAGTCACCGAAACGCTGGGCGGCGCGGTGGCGAATGTGCTGCATCCGATCGTCTACGGGTCGGACGGACATGGTGGCATCAACGGGCTGCTGCGCGGCACATCGAAGGATCCGGTGCGCGTATCCACGGACATGAACACGGCGGCGACAATGCAGAACAGCGCGGTGATGGCCGGACTTACGGCGATCCTTGCCGCCGGGATGGGGATCGCGGCTCCCCACCCGTCTGTAGGTGCCTCCGGTGTCCCAAGCATCTCGGTTCCATCGATCTCGGTGCCCGCGCCGTCCGTCGCGGTGAGCATGCCGAGCCTGTCGGGATCTGGTGCAGGGACGTCGCTCCCCGGACCCATCGTTTCCGCTGGCGCGGCTCCGGGCGCAGCCCCGAGCGTCGCCGACCTGATGAATCTTCCGTTGAGCACGCACGCCAGTGCCGGCATGAATCCGCTCGGAATGATCCTCGGATCGAACACCAAAGGCGGCACATCGGGTGTTTACAACCTGTTCAACAAGGGCGGCTTCTCGAAGGCGCTCTCCAACCTGAAGGGCACGTTCTGGAACCAGGACGCGTGGAACGCTTCGGATAGCAACTTTTGGGGCGGCGTGCAGGGCGTCGCGAAGTCTCCCGCCGCTGGCGCCGCCGGGATGATGCTCGCGACCAGCGGGCTTTTCGGATCGCAGCGCGGCACGTGGACCGGCGCTCTCGAAGATACTGCCGGTGGTGCATTGATCGGCGAGCAGATCGGTGGGCCGTGGGGAGCCGCGATTGGAGCGGCGGCGGGCTTCACCGCCGGGGCGGTCGAAAAGCTGCTCGGGATCGAGTCGCCGCAGAGGAAGGCTCACGACGACATCAAGAGCATCTACGGCGTGGACATCCCGCAGAACAGCGGCACGATCAAGCAGGTGGTGCAGATCGCGCAGTCGCAGTTCGGCGGCGACATCGCGGTGGCCGTGCGGTCGCCGAGCGTGCGTCAACTGGTGATGCTGTATTCGGAAGCCACCGGCCAGAAGATGCCACTGTCGGCCACGACGCCTTACGCCGGTAGCCTGGTGGAGCAGGGCGGCAAGCTCTACCAACAAGCCAGCTACCAGGATGGCCAGGCGCACGTCTATGCCTCGAACATCCCGACGCTCGGCGGGATCAGCGCAGGTGTTTATCCAACGCCCGGCAACCCGAACACGGCTGGCGGCAGCGGGGCGACGTACCTCTCTCTGAACATCAGCGGCTCCGACGCGGCGAACTTCATGACCGGCCAGTTCGTGACGCCGCAGTTCGTCACCGACCAGGCGATGGCGGCGCAGTATTCGAGCTACGGCCGCACGCAGCAATCCGCCAACATGCAGCTTCCCGGCCTGACGGTGGCGTGATCCGATGCCAGGCAATCTCATCCAATCGGCTCCAAACGGAGTGATGCCGGCTTCGCTGTGCACCGCGTTCACGGAGTTGCGGGAGTACGCTCAACTCCAGAATCAGTTTCACGACGGCACGATTCAACGGTCGCAACTCGCGCAGACCTCGCGGCGGACGTTCCGGCTCAGCAAACGCCTGAGTTCTTCGCTGCTCTCGGCGCTGTACAGCTTCTGGGTGTCCCAGAACGCCGGGCTGACCCCGTTCGCCTTCTACAATCCTTTCGACGTGGCGTCGGGCCAGCAGATCGGCAGCAACTACGATCCGACCGGCAACAACACGCAGGGGCGCGTGACGGTGGTTTTCCGCGGCAACTGGGCCCAGGCCACCGACGTCTGCCGGACCGACGTCACGGGCCTTATGCTGGTGGAGGTGGCGTAATGGGGCACCGAGGGCACTTTACCGATTAGCCCATGAAAACGTCCTTTAAATCCACAGCCGACAGCAATGGATGTATACTCATCGTTGACCCGGAACCTATCAAGAAAACCGGCTGAAGGAGTTGAGCCATGGGGCAGGATATGAAGTCCGATGGCGCGTTGGTGCCAACAGAGAAAAGAAGTTTAGTATTGAAGCCGCGCAAGATTGGTGGCGCTGACGGCCTTTTCCTCTCAGACGCAGAGGTCGCGCTCGCTCTGGGTATCCACGCAAACATGCGTTGTGACAAACTCGAAGACGACGTAAAGCAATTGGACGCAAGGGTCACACGAACCGAGTCTGACATCGCCGACGTCAAGGCCCGCCTTTCAGCGGTCGAGCGGGAAGGACAACAGCACCGCGAGCGAATTGCAGCAATTGAAGCCAAGCTCACCGTTGTCGAAGCCCAGGCGCTGTCGGCTCTTCGCCTCGCACGTCAGGCGTTGGCCTCTGGAGATCGGACAGCTCGGGCCGCGGCATTATCGCAGGTCTTAGCCGCGGGGGCCTGCCTCCGATCCGCGGGGGCCTCGAGCATGTCTGTTGCCCTGGCTCAGCAGCTCAATGGAATGATGCGTCAGCTCGGGGGATAATCGGAACCGTGGCAGAGATCGGCATGGGGGTTATCTTTTGTCAGGTCTGTGGCAAAGGAATCAACCTGATTAAGGGCGAGACGCCGTACAAATGTCCTCTGTGCGATCGGATTGTATGCGCTGGCTGCTATAACCAATCGCTCCCAGCTTGTGGCTCGTGTGCACCACAACTTATCATACGTTTGCAAGAGGAAGAAGCACGACTCGCGGAGCAAGTTCGTCTCGCAACAGAGGCCGCTGCACGTGAAGAAGCGGCCAAGCAAAGGGAATCGCTGATAGCCGGGCACGTTGCCAGACTAAGGGCTGTCATCCTCTGGGCTGATGATGCGGTGCAGTGCCCGAAATGCGGTGAGTACTTTATCTACCCGCCCGTTACAACCCGGGTTCCACGGGCGCGGCTCTCCCCTTTCAGGGGTATATCACCCGATAAGCCGGTCTATCTTTGGTCTGCTCAGCGCGATAAGTGGTACTACCCAGGAGACAAGTTGTTTCGTAATGATCCTGCCCTTTCCAAGCACTTCAGCTGGTGCACGAAATGCTGTCGATGGGTACATACGGGCTGCTGCTATCAAACCCTAGCAGGCGGAGTAACGATCTATGGCTGCCGAACATGTTCGTCGGTGATTCAGCGTGTAGAAGGGGAACCAGGCAATAGACAAAGGCAGGGTTGCCCACATTGGCAGTACGAGTTGGTTCGCAGAGACATACGGGACGAGGTCTCCCGAAGACTATTAGGAGAGTTTCAATCCTCTCGTCTGAAGTTGGCACAATTAGTCCTTTCGCTAGGCTTCGTACGACGGATGCATCCCCCGACGTTCTACCCCTAACGGAGTTCGGGCCATCGGGCCATTTCGACCCGCTGGCGCAATCCGATGGACAAAACCGGCTTATCGTAGAAGTGAATTTTGCGTCGACCTGAGAGGTCGTGCGGTACACGTTTCCGTTCTGACGTTCGGCAACGCCGTCTGAACTCACCCGGCTCCATCCAGTTTCAACCCACCATGTCCGACACCATCGGCCGCATCGCCGTCCCTGCGGTGATCAACTCCGGCCAGACATTTCCGCTCACCACGCAGTACCCGTTTGGCTTCTCCGTCGAGCGCCCGGTGATCGTCCACCGTTTCGGCAGCCTCGACGCCAAGCAGGAGCAGCGGTATTACGTCGGTATCGGCCCGCGCAAGTTTCAGTTCAAGCGGCCCAACTTGGGCTGGACGGAAGCCAACCAGCTCAAGGCGTTCTGGGAGTCCATGCAGGGACCGTGGAAGGCGTTCACCTACACCGTCCCCAACCCCGATGGCACGACCACCGGCGTGCTGGTGACCTTCGAGCAGGCGCCGATCTCCTTCGAGTACCTGCGTAACGCCGTGCAGGTCGGGTTGAATCTCATCGAGGTCGTCGATCCGACCCAGGCTTCCACCTACGCGGTCAACTCCACCTGCCTGCGGTTCCCCTCAAGCTCGCTGTCCACCGCCCTGCTCTCCGAGGTCCAGCAGATCGTCCCCCTCGTCCACATCCGCGTGCGCGAATCCGCGGTCTCGGACATCTATCTCTCCGACCGGCGCGTCACGGTCGGCGGGCAGCTTTACCTGCCGCGACTGATCGGAATCGGCGAGCCCGGCTCCGATGTCCTGATCTCGCAGGACATCAAAGGCTCCTCTGACAACGTGCGCTTCACTTTCGGCAACGGCGACCGCGTGATGACGCAGCTTGCCAACGACACGGACCTGAAGTACGCCGAGATCGACCTTTGCCTCTTCCACGTCAATTCCGGGATTCTGCTGCAGCTTTGGAAAGGCGTAATCCAGAATTTTACCAGCGATGGCACGCCGATCTTCCCGGTCACCTGCTCCGACGGGTTCTTCCAGATCATGAATCAGTACCCCGAGCGGCAGCTCAGCCGTCAGTGTTGGAAAACCTACAACGATGGCGTGAACTGCCCGTGGGCATCGAAGGGTCGGAGCGCTGCGGCGGTAACGGCGGCGGGCGGCGATCCCACGAGCTGCGACTACTACCTCGAATCGGCGAACGGTTGCCAGGTGCACGGCATGGCTCCCTACTTCGGCGGGCAACAGGCCGACCCGCAAGGTGTCGTCATCAAGGACGATTCAACCGGCTTCCTCGGCTTCGGCCGCAACACCGTCACGGCGACTTCGATCATCTCCGACACGGTGTGGGGACTGGCGCTGCCCGAAATCTGGTGTAACAGCGGTGGCAATCCGCTGTATGCATTCATGGCCAGCGCGCTGATGGTGGATTACCGCGATGAGTCGGGCTATGCGGACTCGCTCGGCATTCTCAGTGCCGGGCCTCTTGGTGGCTTCACCGCGTCGATGGTCGTCACCAACGCGGACGGCTACCGATACGTGGTGGCTCCCATGGTCGATGGGTACACCTGGCAAGGCCTGAAGGTTGACGGCAACCTGAACATCACGAAGTACCAGCCAGGCATGGGGCTGCGCTACGTCACCGGCAACGACCCGGCGAACGCGAGCACCGACTATTTCTCGCTCGGGCAAGGGTCTCCCCAGGTTTGGGAGCCGAACGTGTACGCAGCGGGAACGGCAGCGTGCGAGATCCGCATCGTCAAATCCACCACGATTCAGCCGAGCACGCCCGACCGGCACCAGATGACAGTCCCCATCGATTACGGCTTGTGGGGCTGGACGTGGGACCAGAGCGGTAACCGCACGGCGGTCAGGGGACTCATCAATCCGTTCTGGATCGCGGTCAATATGTTGCTGCGCTCGATGGGTCTGTATGGCGATCCGTCCACCGGCTCGAATCCCGCCGGCGGCTCCGGCCCGGCGTCCTCCAACCAACTCGCCACGTTCGTGCTGTCGTCGCTGATAGTGGGCGATGGCAGCGGCGCGGCCGAGATCGCGGCCGACCAGGTCGCAGCCATCCTTGGCACCGGCGTCGAGACGCAGTTCCAATTCCAGGGCATCATCAGCAGCCAGAAGCCGTTCCGCGACTGGCTCACCGAGGTGCTCAACTGCTGCCTGGGCTTCTACACCTGGGAGTTCGGGAAGCTGAAGCTGGGCTGTCGGATCAACGCCAGCGCCGTGGATGCTTACACCCTCGCCAACTCCCTGTTTCAAAGCTTGCGGCTGACGCCGATCCAAGCCGGGTTCGAACACCTGGTGATTTCGTTCGCGGACGTTGCCTATCAGTACCAGGCGAACACGGCTGAGTATTGCGACAAGAGCCACGCGGCCTACTACGGGCGCGCCGGATCTCCGCTGACCAGCCAGATGCATTCGGTGGGATGCTCGACGCTGAGCCAGGCGCTGCGGCTCGCGGCCACGCGGACGCGCGAAGAGATCGGCGGCGTGAACTACACCGAGTGGCGCGATGCGCGTGCCGCAACCTGGCAGACTACCCTCCTTGGCCTCGGCAACGAAGTCGGGCAGGTGGTCTCGATGACGCACCCGGACATCCCCGGACTTCATGGGACCTGCAACGTCACCGGCACCTCGGTCACTTGGGCCAGCGGTGATGCCTTCGACACTTCGATGAAGAATAAGGAGGTCGTGATCAACGGCGTGCAGGTGTTGATCACGGGCTACACGACGGACCCGACCTACCAAACCGTCACCGGCTTGCTCCTGGCTTCGGCGCCGGGCAATGGGACCAACCTTCCGTTCCAGATCGTCACCATGTCCTTCCGGATTCAGCGATGGACGCTGAAGAAGGACTGGTCGGTGCAGATCGAGGGCCAGACCGTCACGGATTCCATGTACGACCTGGACGTCGGGCCAAAGCCGATGGACGTCGTGCCCGCGCCCCTGCCGCCTCTCTTCTATCAGATTCCGCTCGGGCCTGCTTGGGCACCGTACCAGGTGCAGGCGGCGTCGAATGACGCGCTGTTTCCTGGCGAATGGACCTTCGACACCAACCAGTCCTATGCGCAGATGGCCGACGGCAGCATGCTCGCGAACCTGGTGGTGACCGGGAAGCTGCCGGTGAACGAGTTCAGCGCCACCGGCGCGGGTGCGCCCGGAATTGGATCGATCTCGCAGTCCACGACGGGCAGATCGCTGCCAGCCAACGTGACGCTGCGTGTGGCAATCTGCGCCATCGATTCGAGCGGGCTTCCTTCGGCCCCGTCGAATATCGCCATCATCGGGACCTCTGCCTCTGGAACGGACACGTTCACCTTGGAAGGCATCACCTGGCCGGCGGTCGCGGGCCTCGTTTCCTACGTGCTGTTCGTCGCGACGCAGGACGACTTGATCTGCGCACAGGCCACCGGGACATTGACTGCGGGCACGGGCAATACATACACTCCCGGATCGATCTCGTTCGGCGGGCCGCTGGTGCGCTCGACGTGGGCCCTGCCGTCTCCATATGTCAGCAAGGTCCGGCTGAAGGCCAAGCAACTGATCCACGGCGGGGTCATCGGTGGGTCCATCGATAGCGTGTCCGCCGGCACGCTGGTCGCAGGATGTCTGCAGGGAGCGCCGCCGTCCACGAACCCATCGTGGACGCCGATCGGCCGCATCGTCTCGATCATCGGCAGGCCGGAAGGCGCCACGCCGTACTTCAGCACGAAGGTCACTTCGTGGAACCAGACCACCGGCACCATCGACGTTACTCCCGATCCCAACGGCATAGTCCAGGAGGGCGATTGCTTCGTTCTGCGGTTCAATGCCGACGCTTCGAACACCGCGACTCCGACATCCATCACGGATTCCGGGTGCCAGAACAACGTTTATCCCAACGGCATGACGGCTGGTGCTGAGGTCGGGAACCTCGTCCGGGTGATTCAAGGCGTCTCGCGCGGGACGCCGCCGCGGAAGATCGTTTCCAACACGGCGACCACCATTACCTGGGACCTCCCCATGGTCATCAACCCCGGCGATGTGTGGATCGTCGAGGAACCGACGTGGCCCTACTCCTGCGACACGACCTCGCTCGATAACGGCAACCCGCTGGCGGTGACGACGATCAACATGCCCACCAGCAACTTCGTGGACGAGACGCTCGTGATCGCGGGCTTTACGGTGGACGTGAACGGCAACGAATCGCCCGACGGCGATGCACCAATCCGCGAGGACTGGGTGTTCGGCGCGGAGGGGCTTTCGAAGGTGGCGGGCCTGGTGTTCCAGATGCAGGGCACGCTGGGCATCGAGTCCAACGCCGCCCAGCCCTTGTATTTGAATCGTCCGGTCACCGTCGGCGACGTGAAGGGCTATGTGCAGGCCGCGCCCACCGGCTCCGGGATCACGTTCACAATCTACGTAGGCACCACTGCGTGGTTGACCTTGATCATTCCCGCCGGCCAGACCGTGGTGGTCGCCACGCCGTCGCAGATCAGCGCCCTCTCGCAGATCCCGGCCAATACGGCGGTCTCGGTCGGCATCACAGCGGTCGGGACTACATTTCCTGGCGCGAACCTCTCGCTGTTCATCTACTCGTGA